ATTTAAAAATAACAAATGGTGCTACTGATAGAGATATAATATTTAGAATAAAAGACGGGGTTAACGCTCTTGAGGCTATGCGTGTTGACGGTAGTTCTAACCAAGTAGGAATAGGAACGACTTTCCCTCAGTCAAAACTACAAGTTGCTGGTGGTATACAAATGGCCGATGACACAGATACTGCGGTTGTAGGTAAAGTAGGTACAATGCGATACAGAACAGGTACAGAGTACGTAGAGGTTACGGGAATAAATATTATAACTAACGGTGATTTTACTGTTGATTTAACTGATTGGATAAATAGTTCATCATATCCTTGGACTTCAGCAACTTGGACGGCATCAGGTGTTCGTTTACAGACAAGCTCAAGTGCACAGTATAAATCGTTTTTTCAAAACATAGGAACAATTACATCAGGAAAAATATATAGAATAACTTTTAATGCAATTAGAACATCTGGGACTATGCGTATTGGAATTGAATCAAGTCCTGTTGGCAGTTCACTTGGCTATCAAAAAGCAATTACTTCTTCTCAACTTGTTAGTGAAATCTTTACAGCAACTACCACTGACACTACTTCAGTTATTTCTTTTTGGGGACAAAATGATAGTACTACAAGTGATTGGGTAATAAGTGATGTGTCATTAGTAGAAGTAACAGCAGAAGACGCAAGCTACGCAGACATGTGTATGCAAACAGGTAGTTCAACATACGAATGGGTTAACATAGTAAGAAACACATATTAAATGGGATTAGGAAAAACATATTCAACAAAATATTTACTAGATAGTAATAATAACTCTGGCGTTGCAGGTCAAGTTTTAATATCAACATCAACAGGTATAGACTGGAGTGATGGGTCTGCTATAATTGGAGGTCCTTATTTACCACTTTCAGCTGGATCAACAAAACCTTTGAGTGGAGTACTATATGCAGGTCAAGGTGTTAAATTTACTGGAGGTACTATAGCACAAGCGACAGCAGTATTACATACAAATAATATTCTTTATTTTAGAGGTGGATCTAGTGGGTTTTATTTACAAAATGGTGATGGAAGTGATGGCTATTACATAAGCCCTACATACCATAAATGGGAAGTTAATAGCAGTGAGAGTATGCGACTAACATCTACTGGATTAGGGATCGGTACGACCAGTCCTGGCACAGCTTTACAAGTTGGTGGATTAGATGATGGTAGTAATTATGATATAACAGTGGGTTGGAACGCTGTTAGCTCTCAAGCCGTAGGTACTAAAAGATCTGCATTAACTTTTAAAACAAGTCAAACAGGAGTTAATAACGAAGATATATATAAGTGGGATATAGCTATGGTAACAGCTCCTGCTACCGCATCAAGCGAACCTTTTGGTTCTGATTTAGCTTTTTTAAGAAGTACTAGAAGCTCAACGTCTGTTGACGAAACGACCATGATACTTACACAGCTTGGCAACGTAGGGATCGGGACGACTAGTCCTGGGAGTAAGCTACAAGTATACTCTACAGCATTACGTGATATTTCAATATTTGGACACGGAACACAAGCTCAAAATAATTGGCAAGCTGAACACGCGTTTTTTATAAGCGCTGGTCAAGGGGTTATAATAGGTAAAGCTAACGCTAGTAACAATACAAATAGATTGCATCTTTTTTACAACACTAGCAATGGTGATGCTCAATATATGCTGCACAATACTAGTAGCACTAATATCGTTAAATTAAACACTAATGGTGATTCATTTTTTAACGGTGGCAACGTCGGAATCGGGACGACTAGCCCAATTACTAAATTAAATGTTGCAGGTAATATTGCCGTAACAGCAACAAAAGCTTATAGAATGTATAACGCTGCTAACAATGGTTGGGGTGAAATGAGTTTTATTGAAGCTGATAACAGAATACAATTTAATAGAGGTATTCAAAACTCGGGTGTTGATTGGAGGTTATCTGAAAATAGTGCTAGTTCTTACGTATGTGCTCTACAGGGAAACTTCGGGATTGGTACTACTAGTCCAACTGATCCGTTAACGGTTACTTCAACAAGTAATTCACTTGGTATTCGATTAAACTATCCAGTAACAAATAGTTTAGTATATCCATTTTATGTAGGTAACGCGGCTGGAACAAGTTATGTAAGAGCAAATAATACTGCTATTGCTTTTAAGAAAAACGGTGGTGCTTGTACCCTTAAAACAGAAGGATCAACCAACGACTTAATAATAGAAAGTGCAAGTAATTTATCATTTAAAACTAACGGGACTTTAAATACAAGAATGACAATTTTAGCTGCCGGAAACGTCGGGATTGGAACGACTGCTCCTACTTCTAGTGTTCATATTAATGGATTACAAACAAATAGTGGTAGCACTTCTGCTCATCTTCCAACTGGAACAATGAGATTAAATTTTGCCGGCGCTTCTAGCGCTGACGAATATGGAGCGTCTTTAGTATTTACGCAAAGATGGTGGACAAATAGCACCGGAGAAGTAGCAATGGGTCAAATTGCTGGTGTTAAAGAAACTGGTAATGGTAATTACGGAGGCGGACTTGCTTTTTTTACATCTAACAATACTAGTAATAATTTATTAGAAAGACTTCGTATTAATGAATTAGGCAACGTCGGAATCGCAACGACTAGTCCAACACAAAAATTAGATACACCAAACATAGTTATTGGAGGTCCTAGTATAGCTGCAAATTATAGAGCTAATTCTACAATGATGGATAACCTAGGTGGTATAGCTAGATTTTATTCTCTAGGCCCTAACACTACAACGGGTGGTAGTTATCAATTCAACAGTTTATCTTCAAACGCTACAGCGGGAGCAGGAGCAGTAATGACTATTCTAAACAGCGGCAACGTAGGGATTGGAACGACTAGTCCTGGGGCCACTCTTCCTAATTTATTTAATTCAACTACACCAAAGGTGTTGCAAATATCATCAGCAACCGGATCTACTGATTCAGGTATTTTGATCAGAAGAAGCGACAATGCTACCGGAATAGATATTTGGAATGATAGCAACAATGGAGTGTCTTATATAGACAACAGGTATGGTTCAATTACAGGTGATCTTAATTTTAGAGTTCAAACTAATGGTACTCCAAAAACTGTAATGACAATTACAGGTGATGAAAAAATAGGGATAGGGACTACAAATCCAACTAATAAGCTTCATATTCAAGGAAGTCAAGCCACAGTTTACAGTTCTACTGATACAGGTGGTCAAGCTTCTGCAGGTACTACAATAAATAACACAAACACATCCGGTAATACTAACAATTTTTCACAACTGCTTTTTACCGTAGGTACTAATAATAATTCCGTAAGTAGAATAGTAGCTATAAGATCAGGTAGTGATGCTAGTGATCTAGCATTTGTTGGAAAAAGCACTGCTGGTGTTGCAGAGTACATGCGTATAAAATCTGGTGGTAATGTTGGTATTGGAATTAATAACCCTTCTGCTTTACTTGAAGTTAGAAAAGGAAGTATAAGTGGCCAAATTGCTAAGTTTAGTGCTATTAATCCTCACGTTGTAATTGAATCTACTACAGCTGGAAATGCTGTTCTACATTTAAAACCAAATGCAACAGGTAGTAAATCTGGTCAATTTAAAGTAACGGCTGGAAACGGTTACAACTTTCTATGGAGTAATGATGCATCAGGTACGGGTGAAATTGCTTACATGGATTTAGACACGAGTACCACAGGCGGTGGAGATTTAACAGTGAAAGGAGATGTGATAGCATATGGATCTCCTTCTGATAAAAAATATAAAGAAAACATTAAACCAATTGAAAGTGCTTTAGATAAAGCAATGCAACTTCAAGGGGTTACTTTTGATTGGAAAGATAGCGAGAGTATATTAGAAATAAAAGAAGATATAGGTTTTATAGCTCAAGATGTTCAAGAGGTGTTACCAGAACTAGTTAGAGATAATGGCAAAGGTAATTTATCTTTAAGATATCAAGGTATAACACCTATATTATTAGAAGCTATAAAAGAATTAAAAGCTGAAATAGAGGAATTAAAGTTAAATAACTGTAATTGTAATAAATAATGGCGATACCAGCAAGCGGTCAATTATCGATGCTTAAGATGGCAAGAGAAGCAAAACACGGTGATTACAATGGTAGTCAAAGTATGGGTACTATATCCTTGTATGACATGGTAAATGGTGGCGACGCGCATGGGTCAACGGTTAGTTATCCAACAGTAAATACTAGTTGTACACCAAACCCAGCAGATAGAGGTACGTATAATTCTTTTACTATTTATAGTGGTGGAGGTAACGTAACAACACTATACACAACAGTTGCTCTATCAGCGGTAACAACAGGAACTATTATATATAGCAGTGTAAGCGGAGCTATTTATACGGGTGGTGGTGGATTTATTCAGGGACCATCAGGAACAGTTTGGTTTGGAGGCACTTGTAATTGTCCTGCAATATCAACAAACACAACAACAGGAGCAGTAACAGCAACCAACTGTAGCTGCCCATAAAAGTATAAATTATGCCTATAGCTTATCCATATAAATTTTCAGACTGGTACGGTTACGATAAAGATTGTGCAACGTTAACATCATTCAGCTCTGGCTCAGGACAATCTGACGTAAAGTTCATATGCACACAATCTGTAAATACAACAAAATATCATGATGGATCAGGGTTTAATCCTCAAGTTAATGATAATGTTTACGATAACTCCACGGGGACTACAGCAACTTCAAATGGATTTTATACAGTTGGAAGTGGTAGTAATATATTAGGTTACTACAGAGTGGTAAGCGGAGTGTGCACATCGGTTGGAATATGTTCACCGTAAAATAAATAAATAAATAAATAAATCTTTAAAATTAAAAAATGGCAATTACTTACAAATGGGATATCCCACAAATGAATGCTCACATTCAAGCAGAAGGTGAAGATAATGTAATATACACAGTACATTACAGATACACTGGTTCTGAAGAATCTGGAGGAGAAACTTACTCATCAACTAATATTGGAACACAAAGTTATACGTACGTATCTGGAGATCCTTTTGTACCTTACGAAAATACAGAAGCTTTTGAAAATGTAGTTATTGGGTGGTTAGAAGGATCATTAGATGTGCCAGCAATGCAAACTAGTATAGCTGCAAGTATACAATCTCAAATCACACCAGTGAACGAAGACTTATATTTTACATGGCAAGATCCTACTCCACCGGTACCACCAGTAGACGAGGAAGGAGAAGAATAGGTAAATATTACTAAAAACAAGTGATAATACAAATATACCCTGCTCGGGAAGAGCATTAACCAATGTCTAACTAAAAACCAAAACCAATGACATTATATTACCAGACTAGTTCGTGGAATAGTCAACCACAAGTTACAGATGAAACCAAGAAAGTATGGGAACATATAACTCAGAAAAAAAACTGGAGGATTGTTCAACTACCAAATGGATTTTTTCAAACTGAATACCTTGATCCTAAAGAAGAAGATTCTTGGATCGATGTGACGAGACGTGAAACAATGGAAGGTGCTGAATCAGCAATTGATGCTTCTATCAACCATTATGAGAAAAAACTTTCTTATATTCGCGGACCACAAGTCGTTAAGACCTTTAAATAAAATCAATCCAATTAAATTAAATTAAATTATGTCTGACAAAATAGTCAAAAACTTAAGCTTTGGTGACAAGGCTAAGTTTGAAGTATTTAAAGGAATAGAACAACTCACAAGTGCTGTTGGCTCCACATTAGGGGCCAGCGGTAAATGTGTGATAATGGAAGATAGTAATGGTGATCCTATAATAACAAAAGATGGTGTTACAGTTGCTAATTCTATTATATTAAAAAATCCTATTCATAACATGGGTGCTACACTTTTAAAAGAAGCAGCACGTAAAACAGTAAAAGAAGCTGGAGACGGAACTACCACAGCAACAATACTAGCGCACGCTATATTAGCTGAGGTTTATAGTTCTAAACAAAAAGATACTAGTATAAGAGTAACTAAACAAAACATCTTAGAAGCTGTTAATGACGTTATAAGTTATATAGATAAAAACAGTATTGAAGTGTCAGGTGACATGATAGATAATGTAGCAACTATATCAACTAACAACGATAAAGAGTTAGGTAAGTTAATAGCTGATGCTTTTAGAGAGGTTGGCACGACGGGTGTCGTAACAATGGAAGCCTCTGAATCAGGTAACACGGAAGTTGAAATACTAGAAGGCGTTGAATATAATAGAGGTTATTCTCACGCAAACTTTACAACTAATAAAGAAAAGAAAACCGCTGAATTAGAAAATCCAGTTGTTTTAATAATGGAATCAAAAGTAGATTCAATAAGGCAAATACAATCAGTTTTAGAACATGTTATAAAAAATAATAAATCATTATTATTAATAGCCGAAATAGAACCACCAGTGTTATCAGCTCTTATGATGAATAAAATGAAGGGTAATATAAAGCTTAATGTTATTGAGCCTCCTTCTTATGGTTTAAATAGAAAAACAATACTAGATGATTTAGCTTTGCTAACAAATTCTACGATTGTAAATGAAGACCTAGGAGATGACTTAAGTGTTATAGACTTAGATTACTTAGGTCAATGCGTTAAAGCTTCTTCTGATAATGAAAGAACGATTATAACGGTAGATGATTTAAGTGACGAGGTGCTAGATATTATAAAAAGCATTAAGAAAGAATTAAAGCAGAAAAATAAACCACATACAATTATAAATCTAGAAAGAAGATTAGCTAGATTGTCAGCTAAAGTAGCTATAGTTAAAGTTGGTGCTAATTCTGATATTGAATTAAAAGAAAAAACAGATAGAGTCGAAGACGCTATTTGCGCTACTAAAGCCGCGATAAAAGAAGGTATAGTACCAGGTGGAGGAATCGCCTTATTAAACGCTTCAAATAATTTAAAATCTAAATCAATAGGCCAGCAGTGTTTGTACAATGCTATAAAAGCTCCTTTTAATAAAATACTAAGTAATGCAGGTTTGTCTTTAACTAAAGAACAAGATGATTATTTAGTTTCTAATGAAGGTTATGGTTTAGATGTGGTTACAGGAAATATGGTAAATATGGTAAAAGAAGGTATTATAGACCCTTCTCTTGTTACTAAAAGTGCCCTTATAAACGCGGCTTCTGTAGCTACAACTATTATGTCAACCGATTGTGTAATCAATAACGTAAGAGTAGATGAAAGCGCTGGGTAGAAATTTAATAATAGAAAAAATAAAAGAAGGAACTACCTCAACAAAAGGTGGTTTACTTTTAGCTGAATCACATAAAGATGACATTAGGTATTTAAAAGCCAATGTAATTAGTATAGGTGATGAAGTTGAAGGATTGAATACTGGTGATGTTATATTTTACGACAGACATTCAGGTCACAAAATAGAATTAAAAGATAAGTCGTACCACGTAATAAAATTACAAGACGTGGTCGTTGTTTTATGAAAAAGCTATCAGCGAGTGATTTAAAAGATATAAACTTGCTTAAACATTACCGGATAATCCGCAAATGGGCTTCCAAAAACAACGACTTAAATGAAGCTGATTTAGAGTTGTTAATATACTTAGACTGTGTTGACTTATTTACAATTAAAGATTTTAAAAAAGGTGTTTATTCTTATAGCTGGGATAACAGAAGGTGGAGTAGATTAATAAAAGATAATTGGATAGTTGTTTGGAGAAAAAGAAATAGAACTAATCAAACTTATAATATATATAGGGTTTCTGTTAAAGGTAAACAATTAATTAGTAGAATTTACAGGATAATGTTGCAAGAGGAAGAAATACCAACTAGTACTAGAAGAAATAAAATAATGAAAAGAAAAACATATATGGATAAAGTATTAACTACATCTATAAATGATATAAACAAGGAAATAAATAAAAACTAAATTATGCACGATTTAAAATACGATCCATCAATGGAAAAATTGAAGCCAGGAAAACACGTAGGTATAGTAGGTGAATCTCATATATGGGATGGACCTCTAGATCAAACAGGTAGAGCTCACGGTATGGGTTCAAGTTCTGGTATAACTGGAATGCAAATATTAAAAGCGCCTATTTCTTACAAAGGAACAAGCCCTGTGATACTTGCTCAAGAAGAATCATAAAAAATAAAAAAAAATGAGTACATACAACGCATCATTAACCGTTATACCCAGTGACGATTATAATTTACCTCAACCTGGGTTATTAAAAACTGGATCAGCGGCAGCGGGTTCTAATACTACAACTTTAGTTGATTCGTCTGCTGAGTTCACAAATGCTAAAACAAATGCTTTAGGGTATAACATAAGTAGTGGTGATATCATATATAACAAAACGCAAAGCAAATGTTATCAAGTTAAAAATGTGGTAAGCGATACAACTATAACCATAGCTACAGCGGGCGCTGCAATAGCAACTAATGATGTGTATGAAATATACAAAGGCAACGTAGCTGGTAGCGAGGGTTACTCTTTATACTTTGGAACTACAGGTGATGTTAAGATTACAGACGTTTCAGGAAATACAACAACTATAAATAATATTCCAGCTGGTAAAATACTTGATTTACAAGTGGTGAAAGTTTTTGCTTCTTCACCAACACCTCCTATTGACATAGTATTATTAGATAAATTAGATTAAAAAAAAATTATGGCATATAAACAAAACTTTGGACCTTCAAGAAAATCTGGTAGAGCAAAATCCATGTGTGGTATTTCAAGAATAACTAACGACGCTTATGATGCTGAAATTGGTGGGGCTGCTGATAACGCATATTCAAATTACCAAGGAAAAGCGACAGATGCTAGTGCTTATGTCCAAGAATCTAATATACCTACTGGTGGTATGACTATTGATGGTGCTACTGGAAAATCAAGTGGTGGTAATGATGATGTAGAGCGTTATGGTAATGAAGGTAAAGGTAAATTAAACAGACTAGATAGAAAACTTAAATCAGCTCAAGAAGGTCAAGGTAATCCAGCTAAAGAAGCTAGATTACAAGGTAAAATTGATAGAGAAAAAATAAAAAGTAAAAATAAAACTTCTCGAATTAATTCTAAAAATATAGACAAAAAAAATAAATTGACAAAAAAAGAGTTTTTTAAAGGTCAAAAATTTAATGAAAAACAAAAGAAAAAAGGAGGAGCAACTTCTAGCTCTCATTTATTTAAAAAAACAAATACTTTAAAAGGAGAAGGTATAAAAAAATTAACATCTAGTACTCCAGATATTTCAAAATTATTAAAAATAAAATAAAATGGCTTATAAACAAAAAGGATATTACGGTCAATATAGTGGTAACGCCAAACACTCTAAACATCATATGGTTAATTCATGGGAAGAACAAGATGTAAAAAGAGGTAAGCAACAAATGAAAGAAGGTCACAGAGGCCACGCTGAAGCATTATTTGACGATGCTCATGGTAGCTATAATTACAATGGTCATAACTCAACAGGTAGCGAATCACCTGCAAATTTTCTTGGTGGAGTTTTTGGAGCTGCCAGAAAACTAGTTGGGGGAAAAGGTAGTAGAAGTAGACTGAGACAACACAGTGAAGTGATGGATGCTTTAGGTAGAATAGAAGGTGAACTTGGTGGTGGTGAAAGCGAATCTCTTGATCCACAACAACCAGTTCAAAATGAATTACCAACACCACCGTCTCAAGCAATAGCAGAAGGTTTTGCTTCTTTAGGCACGGCATTTTCAGATAATCCATCTATTGATCAAAGTGAAATTGATACAGATTTATAATAAACAGAGTAAACTGACAAATCAAAAAAACAAACATTTAACATTTAACATTTAACATTTAACAAAAAAAGATTATGGCAAATTACATTAAAATTAAAGCTGCAGACGTAAATGTAGCTAACGTAACTTCTGATTTATTATTAGGAGAGATTGTATCAGTAGCGCAAGGTTTAGCTAATGGTACTGGAGACGCAAACAAATTCACAGTTTACAACAGTATCGGAAAAAGCTTTCTATTTACTACAACTGGAAAAGCTAAACAATGGGCTGAAGCTGTTCAAAAAGCAATTACAGCTAACCCAGGTGGTATCATGTCAATTGTACAAAACAGTACAGGCGTTAAGATAACTGCATTAGTTATAGCATAACTATGAAATCTAAGGGATTAGGCGACGATGTTGCTAAGTTTACAGAAAAAACAGGTATTAAGTCCGTTGTAGATAGAGTATCTAGCGGGCTTAACCTTCCCTGTGGTTGTAAACAAAGGCAAACAACGTTAAACAAAATGTTCCCTTACAAAGATTAATATGGCTTTTAAAATGAAATCACCGTTTGCTTTATCTACTACTCCAGTATATGAAAGAGAATTACCAGAGGGTATATTAGGTAAGGGTAATAAAAATGGAACTATATTAATTTCAGAAGACATTACTAAAGATCCTGAACAAACTAAAAGTATAATTGATCATGAAGAAGTTCATATAGATCAAATAAAAAGAGGTGATTTAGATTACGATAGTAAAAATGTCTATTGGAAAGGAAAAAAATACTCTCGATCTAAAATGAAAGAGGGCAATCCTAATTTACCTTGGGAAAAAGAAGCTTACAGTAAAACTGATAATTATAACAAATATTAAAAAATACAATGGGATATAAACAAAATTTTGGTCCAAGTAGAAAAGGGGCTAAGCACGGAAAAGACATGATTTCAAGAATCATGAGTAACGCAGATACAGTGAGTCCATTAGATAACTCTGTTCAACATTTAAAAGGAATGAAAGGAGCTAAAGATGGTACTAAAGATTCAGGTATGTATAGAAAATCTTACATGAAAGGAGACTCTTACGCTGTACCAGCTGACAAACTAAAAGGTATACAAAAATCAGAAGGAATATCAAGAGAAGGTTCTAAACCAGATTATATAGATATTGATGGTGATGGAGATAAAAAAGAATCAATGAAGTCTGCATCTGATGGAATGTCAAGACAAAAATATGGTGGTAACAAAGGAGACTTAAGAAGATCTGCTAAAAAAGATTATTAAAATAAAATGCCAAAAAAGAAGTTTTCCGAAACAAAAGTAGGTAAGTTTTTAGGTAGTGTTGCGCCTGGAATACTAGGTGTAGCGAGTGACTTATTACCAGATGCTGGTTTATTAAACGTTGTTAAAGGTTTAATAATAAAAGATGAAGGTATTAAACCTGAAGACAAGGAAACTGCTTTAAAACTACTAGAGCAAGATCAAATAGAGATGCAAGAAGTGTCCAAGCGTTGGGCAAGTGACATGAAATCTGATTCATGGCTTTCTAAGAACACACGCCCAATGTCTTTGATATTTTTAACAGTATCTATGGTAATACTTATATTGCTAGATAGTTTTAAAATAGAGTTTCATGTAGCTGAAGGGTGGGTTTCATTATTACAAACTCTTTTAGTTACAGTGTATGTTGCGTACTTTGGTTCACGAGGAGCGGAAAAATTCAAAAGTATAGGTAATAATAATAATAAGTAAAATTAATAACAGTTAAATTTAATCAAATGAGTAAAGAAGTAAAAAAGATTACAGAAGAAGAATTAAAGAACATAAAAGAAGTTAGTTCTAAGTACAATGGGATTCTAACAGAGATGGGTTTTCACCAACTAAGACAGTGCAGTTTATCTAAATTGGCTGAGGAAGAAATTGAAAAGCTAGATAAAGTTAAGAAAGATTTAGAAGAGAAATACGGTCCAGTTAATATTAACTTAGAAGACGGTACTTATTCTGAAATAGAATCACAGGAAGATAAAGGTGAGTAATATTATTAGAAAAATCAGTATTGGCTCTGATTACAAGAACGATGCAATGCATTATTCTTTAGGTCAGCAAGTATATGGCGGTCACGTTATATCACATATATTAGAAGATACTGAAGATAATTCTTATAATATTCATATAAAGAAAGATGATGAAATATTGCCGTGGAAGAAGTTTAATTCTAACATGGCAATATCCATCGAGTACGACTTACAGTATTAATGAACTCATTATACGACTTTGTAGTTAGACCTCTTGGAAAAGAATATTCTAACGATATAAATATAGGTGGCATAAAGTTAATTTTAAACACTAAGATAGAAAGTTTTAAGTTTGTAAATAACTTAGCTGTCGTTGTTTCAATTCCTCTAGCTTATAAAACACATATTAATGTTGGCGATATAATAGTTATACATCATAATGTGTTTAGAACTTTTTACGATATAAAAGGTAAAAAGAAAAAAAGCAGGTCTTGGTTCAAGGAGGATTTGTATTTCTGTTCTTTAGATCAAGTTTATTTATATAAGAATAAAAAAGACAATGATTTTAAATCTATAAACAATAGATGCTTTATAAAACCATTAAAATCAAAACGCAAGTTTAGCGTAGATAAAGAGCAAAAGCTTATTGGTATATTAAAAATAGGTAATAGCTCGTTAGAAGCCGCCGGTGTGCGCGAGGGAGACCTTGTTGGTTATACCCCGTATGGAGAGTATGATTTCATTATCAATGATGAAAGATTGTACTGCATGAAATCAAATGATATTGTAATTAAATATGGAGATAAAGAAAACCAAACTGAATATAATCCAAGCTGGGCAAATAGCGGTTGATGAATTAATAAAGGTAGCTAAAGAACCTATTGTAGACTCTGGTGATGACATATCAGCAGATCGTTTAAAAAACGCAGCAGCAACAAAAAAACTAGCTATATTTGATGCTTTTGAAATATTAACAAGAATTCAAGAAGAGAAAGATATATTAAATGAAAAACCTAAAGAAGTGAAAGAAGAAAAAGCTTTTAAAGGTTTTGCTGAAGGAAGGTCTAAAAATGTATAAGCAAAGTTTATATAAAATATTAGATAATTATATTAACGCTAAAATTCTTAAAAGAAATAATAAGTATAAGAAGTGGGAGTATGGTTATAATGAAAAGCATGATATTGTTATAATATCTAAAGATGGTACTATAGGTGATGTATATGAAATAGATAACTTAAAAATAGCATTACCATCTACTCCAGAGAAGGTTGTTAATTTAGGTAATAAAAAATGGAGCAAGGTCGATCTACCTATAGAATTTAAAAATATAAAAACAATATTTGATTGGGAGGAATATCCTATAGAATTTAAAGAAAAATGGTATGATTACATCAATGATGAGTTTAATAAAAGAGAAAAAGGTTTTTGGTTTCTTAATCAGAACAATTCTACTTATATTACTGGTACTCACTACATGTACTTGCAGTGGTCCAAGATTGATGTTGGGAAACCAGACTTTAGGGAATCAAACAGATTATTCTTTATATTCTGGGAAGCTTGCAAGGCCGATATTAGATCCTATGGGATGTGCTACCTTAAAAACCGTCGATCTGGATTTTCTTTCATGTCATCAGCTGAAATTGTTAATCTTGCAACAATATCCTCTGATTCACGGTTCGGTGTATTGTCCAAATCTGGACAAGATGCTAAGAAGATGTTCACTGACAAGGTGGTACCAATCTCTGTTAATTATCCGTTCTTCTTCAAACCCATACAGGACGGAATGGACCGTCCAAAGACCGAGCTTGCCTACAGGGTCCCGGCCTCGAAATTTACCAGGAGACGACTCGATTCCAAGGATAGATCCAAGCAAGAAGCCCTTGAAGGTTTGGACACGACCATCGACTGGAAGAACACGGGTGATAACGCCTACGATGGGGAGAAACTCAAGCTCCTCGTCCACGATGAATCGGGGAAGTGGGAAAGGCCGAACAACATCCTCGACAACTGGAGGGTTACGAAAACCACCCTTAGATTAGGTAGTAGAGTAATTGGTAAGTGTATGATGGGTAGTACCTCAAACGCTTTAGACAAAGGAGGAGATAATTTTAAAAAATTATACTACGATTCAGATGTTACAAAAAGAAACGCCAATGGACAGACTCGCTCAGGACTATATTCTTTGTTCATTCCTATGGAATGGAATTACGAAGGATACATTGATTCTTATGGAATACCTGTCTTCGACACACCACAGAAAGCAGTTACAGATCCGCATGGCACGAAAATAAAACAAGGTGTAATAGAGTATTGGCAGAATGAAGTTGAAGGATTAAAAGGAGATCAAGATGGTTTAAATGAATTTTATCGTCAGTTTCCAAGAACAGAGGAACACGCTTTTAGAGATGAAGCTAAGCAATCTTTATTTAATCTAACTAAGATATATGAGCAAATAGATTGGAATGGAGATTTAAGACATAGCAACTTGGTAACTCAAGGTAATTTTCAATGGGAAAATGGAATAAGAGATACTAAAGTTATTTTTGTTCCTCATAATAAGGGTAGATTTTATGTGTCTTGGATACCATCTGCACATTTACAAAATAAAATTATAATAAAAAGAGGTTTAAAATATCCAGCTAACGAGCACATGGGTGCATTCGGTTGTGATAGTTATGATATATCAGGAACAGTAGACGGTAGAGGATCTAACGGAGCTTTGCATGGTTTAACTAAGTTTAGTATGGAAGATGCACCAGCTAACCACTTTTTTCTTGAATATGTAGCTAGACCTCAAACTGCAGAAATATTTTTTGAAGATGTATTAATGGCGTGTATATTTTATGGCATGCCAATACTTGCAGAGAATAATAAACCTAGATTATTATATCATTTTAAAAGAAGAGGATATAGAGGTTTCGCAATGAACAGACCAGATAAACTTAAATTATCTGTAACAGAAAGAGAGATAGGTGGAATACCTAACTCTAGTGAAGATATAAAACAAGCACATGCTGCTGCAATTGAATCATATATTGAAGATTTTATTGGCATAAAAAACAATGGTGAACACGGGGAAATGTATTTTCAAAGAACACTAGAGGATTGGGCCAAGTTTAATATTAATAATAGAACAACACATGATGCTTCTATAAGCTCTGGTTTAGCAATAATGGCTTGTAATAAAAACAAGTATAGACCTGTAGCACGTCTAGAGAAAAAAGTTTTTGATCTAGGAATAAAAAAATACAGTAATAACGGTCTTATGTCAAAAATAATTGAATAAATGAAAATATACACTAACTCAAATAGCGCATTTCCAAGTCAGGTAGTACCAGACGCAGAAAAAGCTACGTTTGAATACGGTTCGCAAGTAGCTTCTGCTATTGAGACAGAATGGTTTGGTGCGGGTAGAACTAACGGTAATAGATACTTGACTAGTTTTAATAACTTTCATCATCTTCGTTTATATGCTCGTGGAGAACAGTCCGTTCAAAAATACAAAGATGAATTATCTATTAATGGAGATTTAAGTTATTTAAATCTTGATTGGAAGCCAGTACCAATACTTGCTAAGTTTGTAGATATAGTTGTAAATGGTATTTCTAGTAAAGAGTATGATATAAAAGCTTATTCACAAGATCCTGAGTCAGTAAAACAAAGAACACAATATGCAACTAACGTTGCAAAAGATATGTTTGCCGCTGAGCAGATCCAAAAAGCTCAACAAGATTTAGGTATAAACATGTCTTCATCAAACGTGCCTAAGGATCAGTTACCTGAAACAAAAGAAGATTTAGAGTTGCACATGCAACTGTCATATAAACAGTCTGTAGAAATAGCTGAAGAAGAGGCTATATCAACAACATTAGCAAACAACAAATGGGAGTTAACTAAAAGAAGATTAAATGAAGATTTAGTTGTATGCGGAATAGCTGCTGCTAAAACTAATTTTAATAAAGCCAATGGAATAACATTAGATTATGTAGATCCAGCTTATTTAATATACTCTTACACAGAAGATCCAAACTTTGAAGATATATATTACGTTGGTGAAGTTAAATCTATAACAATACCTGAACTTAAAAAACAATTTCCAGATATCTCAGAAGATGAATTACAAAGAATTCAAGAGATGCCTGGTAACAAGCAGTATATAACTGGGTGGGGTAATTATGATAATAATACTGTACAGGTTTTATACTTTGAATATAAGACTTATACTAATCAAGTTTTTAAACTTAAAAGAACTGACCAAGGATTAGAAAAAATAATCCAAAAAACAGACGAATTTAATCCACCAGAAAACGATACATTTGAAAAAGTATCTAGGTCTATTGAGGTTCTTTATTCTGGTGCTAAAGTTTTAGGTACAAACACAATGTTGAAGTGGGAGCTAGCTGAAAACATGACCAGACCATCAGCTGATACTACTAAAGTAGAAATGAACTATACTATTTGTGCACCTAAAATGTACAAAGGTAGAATAGAATCATTAGTGGGTAGATGTACAGGTTTTGCTGATATGATACAAATCACTCATTTAAAAATGCAACAAGTACTATCGCGTATGGTACCAGATGGTGTATTTTTAGATATGGATGGTTTAGCTGAAGTAGACTTAGGTAATGGTACAAACTATAATCCAGCAGAAGCATTAAACATGTATTTTCAAACTGGTAGTATAGTTGGTAGATCACTAACTCAAGATGGAGATCCCAACAGAGGTAAAGTACCTATACAAGAACTACAGACATCAGCCTCTGGCGCTAAGCTACAATCCCTAATACAAACATATCAGTATTACTTACAAATGATAAGAGATGTCACGGGATTAAACGAGGCGCGTGATGGTAGCATGCCTGATAAAGATGCCTTAGTTGGTTTGGCTAAAATGGCAGCTAATCAATCTAACATAGCTACAAAACATATAAACAACGCTAGTTTATACATAGCATTACGTATATGTGAAAACATATCACTAAAGATAACAGATGTATTGAACTTTCCTTTAACTGCTAATAGCTTAATAGAAAGCATATCTCTTTATAATGTAGAAACATTAAGAGAAGTTCAGTATTTAAACTTGCACGACTTTGGTATATTTTTAGAATTAGAGCCAGACACAGAAGAAAAAGCTCAATTAGAACAAAACATACAGATCGCGTTGCAATCTGGTGGTATTGATTTAGAAGATGCTATTGATGTTAGACAAATAAAGAATCTAAAGTTAGCTAATCAACTTTTAAAACAAAAAAGAAAAAAGAAATACAAAAGAGACCAAGCGGCTGCTCAAGCTAATATACAAATGCAAGCTCAAGCAAATGCTAAAACAAATGAACAAGCTGCGTTAGCTGAGGTTCAAAAACAACAAGCATTAACTGAGCAACAAGTAAATTTAGAAAATGCAAAATCTCAATTTGAGATACAAAGAATGCAAGTGGAGCTAGAAGGTAAAAAACATTTAATGGCTCAGCAGTTTGAGTATGATAGACAATTAGCTGAAATTGAAGCTAATTCAAAAGGTTCAAAAGAAAAAGAAATAGAAGATAGAAAAGATAAAAGAACTAAAATACAAGCAACACAACAAAGTCAATTAATAAATCAAAGACAAAATGATTCTGCTCCAGTAGATTTTGAAGGTTCAGAATCTTCGCAACTAGGTAGTTTTGGTTTACAAGACATAATGCCACCTAGTTAACATTAACAATTAATTATATTATATCATGTCAGAAACAAAAACAAATGATCCTGTTAAACAGGAAGGTGAGTTTAAATTAAAAAAGAAAACTCCTAAAAAACTAGGGATTACTAATAATGATCCTGTCAAAGTAGATTTAACTAAACCAGAGGCAACAGGGGAAGTAGTTCCTGATGTTGTAAAGGTTGATATACCTAAAGACGATGCCATTCAAATCGGAGAAACAGAGAAAGTGGATGTGGGCGAACAAACCGGAGATAGCGCTAAAGTGGACAAACAAATACAAGAGTCCGCTAAAGATGCTCAAGAGTTTTCACCAATCCAAGAAATAACAGAAGAAGATGAAAATAAAGTAAAGGAGATTAAAAAAGAGATTATTGAAGCTAAACAAGAGCAGCAAATACTCAACAAACCTTTACCTGAAAACATTGAAAAATTAATTGACTTCATGGAGTCTACTGGCGGTACAGTAGAGGATTATGTTGCGTTAAATAAAGATTACTCCTCTCTTGATAGTGCACAGCTATTAAGTGAGTATTATAAAAAAACAAAACCACATTTAGATCAAGAAGAAATAAATTTTCTAATGGAAGATGCTTTTAACTTTGACGAAGATGTGGACGAAGCAAGGGAAATTCGTAAGAAGAAACTTGCATATAAAGAAGAAGTTGCAAAAGCTAAAAGCTATTTAGAAAGTTCAAAAAGTAAATATTACGAGGAAATCAAGTTGAAACCAAGTGCCACTGGAGAACAAAAAGAAGCTTTAAACTTTTACAATAACTATAAGCAACAACAAGAGCTTGCAACTAAATTACATGGTGATTTTAGAGACAATACTAAAAAATTATTTTCTTCAGACTTCAAAGGTTTTGATTTTAATGTAGGAGATAAAAAATTTAGATATGGCGTAAAAGATCCGGCTAAGGTTGGCGAAACTCAATCTGATGTACA